GAGTGGGGTACTGGGACCACATTGTTTCAATCTATTGATCCGTGGGCAGAGTATTTCAACAACCCACGTGTAGCAAATAGGATCGCAAATTTCAATTTATTGCGCTGCGATCTAAAGATCAAGATTGTTATCAATGGGAACGGTTTCCAATACGGACGAGCTTTAGTCTCTTACTTGCCATTGGGTTTTTATGACACATTGTCATCCAATGCAGGTTTGATTCCTCAGACTCTCGTTCAAGCTTCACAGCAACCTCATCTCTTCTTGGATCCAACTCTTTCTCGAGGTGGTGAGATGACATTACCGTTCTTCTTTCACAAGAACAATTTGAACATTCCAGCATCTGATTGGGTGTTGATGGGTGACCTTATCATTAGGTCTATTAATCCATTAAAACACGCCAACGGCGCATCTGACAAGGTAACTATCAGTGTGTTTGCTTGGGCTGAGAATGTCAAATTGTCAGTCTTGACATCAGCGGAGTCAGTCACATTGAGTCCGCAATCCGGTAGTGAAGTGGATGAAGCCAACACCAAAGGCATGATTTCTGGTCCTGCGACAACTGTTGCGACCATAGCCGGAGCTTTGAGCTCTGTTCCAGTCATACGCCCGTTTGCATTAGCGACAGAAGCTGTAGCTAATGGTGTTGGTACAGCTGCCAAATTGCTGGGATATTCACGACCAGCTTTGACGGCAGCACCACATCCATATCGACCGACGCCTGTGTCCGCTTTGGCATGTACTACTTTGCCAGATACAGTTGACAAATTGACAATTGATGACAAACAGGAGCTGACCATTGACCCAAGAATTTCGGGAGTTGGAGAAGCTGATCCTCTACTCATTGCAGATATTGCTAAGAGAGAATCATATTTGACCACTTTCGATTGGAATATTGGTACTGCACCTGAGACACTTTTGTGGAATGCCCGTGTTAGTCCTGTCACTTGGGCTTACAACAGTGGCAATGAATCATTCCATTTTCCAGCTTGCGCTATGGCAGCTTTGCCGTTTCGTTACTGGACTGGAACGATGAATTTCCGCTTTCAAATTGTTGCATCCGCGTTTCACAAAGGACGCATCAAGATCGTGTATGATCCCAATTGGTTGGCATCAAACGAGTACAACACGAACTATTTGGAAGTGGTTGACATATCAGAGAAAAGTGATTTCACCATATCTGTAGCCAACGGTCAAGAGTTCACGCTCCTCGATAGGCATTTGCCTGGGATCGATTCCGTTACACAATTGTATTCCACCACCACTTACACGTCTAAAGAACAAGGAAATGGTGTTATAGGAGTATATGTTGTGAACGAATTGACAACTCCCAATTCTATCGCTAACAATGACATTCAAGTTAATGTCTATGTGTCAATGGCGGATGACTTCCAAGTCTTTGTCCCAACTCAAGACTGGACTCAATTTGTATTCAAACCACAATCAGGTCTGGAAGTCGCAGAATCTGAAAACACTGATGAAAAGGATGCGCCTGAGCAGACTATGTCAACTTCGTTGGGTGAAAGGTATGATAACCAATATCACCTCAACTGGGTTTACACGGGAGAAGCGATTAAATCGTTCCGCCCAATGCTTAAGCGTTATAACTTGCATCATGTGATTGGTTTGGATGCAACCGCTGCAACTACGAAGTTTGTCAGAATGCCGATGTTCCCCTTTCTAAGGGGTAGTGTGAATGGAGCAATCCATTTTACATCATTGGGAACTGATTACAACTACGTTAATACGGTTCTACTCCACTGGGTGACATTGGCATTCCAAGGATGGAGAGGATCGATCAGACGTAAGTTTCTTCCAATTGGGTTCAATAACACTGGCACTGAACCTGTTATATTTGCAGCACGCTCTGGAACTCAGGGCTACAAAGAGGTGAAGAATGGAATTCTCAATCCACCTAATCCCTCAAATGCCTCATTTGGAGGCGTCACCAGATCTTCAGCTGACGCATTCTTTGATAGGCAAACACCCCATGGGCATAATGGGTGTACTGTTCGTATGGGACATATGAACAGATCATTGGAGGTAGAATCTCCATTTTACTCGCGTGATCGATTTCACCCTGGCAAAACACAAGACTGGACATCTCCAGTAGTGTTTTCGAGACGCGAATGTAGTCGTTGGATTTCCAAGTAAGTACACAGGGGAATACTACAACGACTTATCAGACGTTTGTGGCAGCCGGAGAAGACTTTCAAGTCTATTTCTGGACAGGATTGCCTCCCATGTATTGGGAAGCCAATCCGCCCACTACGTTGCCCTAAGACGATCCACCGTCTATTAGTGATTCAATTCATTAAATCAAACCGAAGGGTTAGTGGAAAAATAGTTTTAAGATTGTACTAGTTTTACATAAACAATCACCATACTGTGGCCGTATGGGTGTTCAATTTATTGAATGAAAGGCCGCGCCGAATTAAGGTAATTTCTCTGGAATTTTCCCTGGCGCGAGCCAGGTTTTAAGGAGTCACAACTTTATTAGCGCGGTCCTATCTCTTTCGAGAGAGAAAGGAGGAACTTGCAGATTGCATAGGTTCCTCCCGCTGGGCCTCTTATGC